TGAAGAAGACTATGACTACCTCTCAAGTCAGATGTATCAACCTCTCTGCCCGACTCATGTGATTGTCCTTGTGGTCTGCGTAGATGGCTGACCAATACAATAGCTATACCAGTAGCTTCACTCAAACTTCTAAGCTTGGTCATTAATATATCTATTGCTTAGCGTTCATTATCTAGTTCAAGACCAGACAAGACTATGCTTATGTGATCTAGTATGACTACCTTAACTCCATCAACAGTAGCTAAGTATCTTATCTGTTCAAGCAATACATCAGGTTCAAGACTACCAAAGTGGTTGTATAAAAAAAGATTGCGTGTTGATGTGAGGTTATCAAACGCAATCCGCAGATCATTTTTAGTTATGCCATCTTCATTTAAGTGCAAAGGAATGTTCAAGTCAATACCTACAAGACCTTGAAGAGTTCTTTGTACTGATTCTTCTAACCCAATATATCCAACTTTAATTTTTCTTTTTAGGAAATGGTGGCATAGCTCCCTGCATATTGTGGACTTACCTGCACCACTAGCACTAGCTACTGTAAAGATCTGGCTTGGAAACAAACCTCTTGTGTATTCGTTCAGCTTTGGAAATGGAAAGTCTGATACAGGCTTACTTGTTTCTTTGGTAAACAAATCCCAAGCGTCTGCCGCATTAATAAGAGAGTCAGGTCTTACAGGTCTAGCTTTCCATAACCTGTCTTTAACTAGCTCACTTTCTCCTGATACAAGATGATCGTTAACGTCATTACGATCTAGTCTTGCTATAGCAACTTTACCTCTTGGTAATACCTCCATACATTTTTCTGCCGCTTTGTTACCTGCTTCGTCATTATCAAAACAAATAACGATACGACAAAAACTATCAAGCCATTTGTAATTTGCCGCTAAATATTTTGCCGCCGACTGTACCCCCGAAGGTATAGATACACAGGGAAACTTATTACCTTGTATCTGACTAGCACTCATGCAATCTATCTCTCCTTCACATACAGTTAAAAAGACAGAACCATTACCTCCATGCTGTCTCCATAAATGCTGACCCCATAGCTGTACCTTTGACATATCTCCTATCCATATGAACTTCTTATCTTGAAAGCGTATGTGCTGTGCAACATCATTACCTTTTTGATCTTTGTATGTAGCTACTTGTACTGGTTGCCCTCTGTACTCTGCCTGTCCATAACCAAATAGTTCTGCTGTTTCTTTAGTTATTCCACGCTTGGGTAAAGCTATCGGTGTTACCTTCAACAGCTTTGGGTTTGGTTTATATATAGGAATAATGTTGGTGGTCACTTTCTTTTCTTTTTTGTTTGGGTAGTAGGTGTAGCCACAGTCCATAGTGAAGCAATGGTGGTGTCCATCATCAAAGACTGCACAGTTTTTTTTACCGCACTCAGGGCAAACTATTTTGTTTTTGTATTGGCTCTTCATACCAATCATCAGGAATAAATTTGTCGCAGTATTGGAACCCATGTCTCTCACACCACTTGGCATAAGAGATAGAGTTCTTGGCTTTGGATAGTTTGGTTCTGCTATTTTGAAAACAGAACCTTATATCTAGGTCGGGTCGTTTCTCCTTAATTGCAAGATGCTTGCGTCTATCTTCTTTCGAGAAGTAGCCTTTCGTTTCCACAATAAAATTGTTGAGGATAAAGTCAGGGCGATAGGTGCAAGTGATTTCATAGTCAATGCTGAGAGTTTCATAAGTAAAGATAATTTTCTTTTTGTTTAAGTTGTCAGCAAATTGACTTTCAAATTTACTCTTGTATTTAGAAGTCGGCTGCTGTTGACGCAGTACTTTTTTCTTCATAACTACTCGGTGGTGCTGCTTCAAAGTCTGGGCTACCTGTCCATTCAACGTGCTTTCTTACTATGACTTGTAAAGGTTGGCATCTTATACCGACACCATTAGCACCTGCGTCATAGCCACTACACTTCATAGACATCTGCCCTTCTGTCATAGGACTTATCTTTTCATATTCTTTCTTTTCTTCGTCTGTCATTAGACGTAGTGGGTCTTCGTTAGCCCAGAAAGTAACAGGTGGATTAGTCCATACATCACCATTCATTTTTACCCCACCAGCTTTTTTATTGGTCTTGATGACTAGGTAATCATCTTCTGTTGTCCAAGGTAAGCTTGGTTCTCCAAACTTATTCTTGGTAAGAGTAAACTTTCTATCTGGATAGTATTCTTTTAACGCTGCTTTCCATCTATCAAGCAAGCCTTCAAGCTGCTCAATAATATGTTCAACCGCATCAACTTCTCTACCCATTTCATCTTTCATCATTGTGCCTTTTTTGATAAGACACTCTGCCTTGTATTTCTTGACACCCTTGTACTCGTCAGGGGTTACAAGATATGAATACCTAAAGTTAGTAGGATTCGGTGTGACTATCTTAATAGTCTCTGGCTTGAGATCTTCCATGTTTGATACCTTGGTTTGGTTTCCGTTTTATTGCGTCTATAAAAGACGTTCCCTAACTATACCTTGATCTCTTGTTATGTAAATATATATGGTGCTGTCAACACATCTGTAATATCATAGTCTCCCATATCTAGTGCTGCTGGCAACTTACTACTATCACTTAGTTGTTGTGTTGTTTGGTGGTATAGATTATCAAGATTGTTGTCACTATAAATCTTAAAGAAACTTTGCTTTACACATTCGATAAATCTTTGAAGCTCAGATGCAGGGCTTCCATAACAATCATGTATGACACAAAAGTTTTTTAGTCCATGCTTGCTTGCTTCTACTAAACTCATGTGGCAATGTGCAGCGTCAAGACTATGTATATAATTACTAGGAAAACCCTGTGCCTGTCTACGTTTATCTACTTTTGTAGTATCTGGTTCAGCTAGACTTAGCCTTACACTTGAGTTACTTAGTTTAGTCTTTACTCTTTTGACATCATTCTTGTAGTAGTTCTGTTGTACAAGAAACCCTGATGGTGTATGCCAAGAGATAGGTTTGTTCTCTTTGTTGAAACATAAAGCTGTAGTCTGTAAGTACTTCAATACTTCATAGCTTTCTGGGGTTACATACTGAACTGCCTGTTCAATCATAGTTGCGAGATAAAAATTATTCTTAAAATTTTTTGCGATAAAAACATCTTCATTAACAAAGTATCTTTCTATGTAGTTTGCTATGCCGAATGTAGTTGAGTTATATGGAATCATAAGCACAGGTTTCTTTATGAACTTTCTTGTCAACTTATCTTTCTGTGCGTACCAGATTGGTGCTTCCTCTGCCTTGTCATACTTCAATAGCATCAAGAGAACATCAAGTATTTGTTTATATAAATCCTGTGGTTGTTTAACATTTTGTAGGTTAACTTTGTTAGCTAGATGTTGATTAGATATAAGACCTGCTATATGTTGATACCCATTGTTTGTACCATCAAGACAGCAAACATGGTGAGATACATACCCATACCCTTCGCATTGAAACTCACACCACTCTTTACACCAAGCAAGAAACTGGAAAGGTTCTTTTGCTTTACCCCATATACCAACATTACCTATCGGGTCTTTGTAAACTTCTTCTGCTAGATCAGTTCCTTCTATGTAAGCCCACTCAAGTCGTTCCTCATAGGTATGTTTATTCATACCCCAATGGTTTGCACCTGCTATAGCTAACCAGTTCAAGTCTTGCTTAGTCTTTATCTCTGCACCTTCATGAAATCTATGAAGCCCTCTAGCTATGTCATTACCTTGTGGGTGGAAGTGTGCAGTTAGTGGGTACATACGACCAGTAAAATCAAATTGATAAACGTGAAAAAATTTTTCGTCACAATATCTTTTTGCTGTATCAATCATAGATAGTATCTGATACCTCTTGACCATATTCTGATGGTTCATATCATGGATTAAAGAAGCTAAGTATCTCCACTCTTTTCTTGCTTCCTTATTGGTATCTATATCGAGTGGTTTTGTTGGCAGTTCTGCAAGCTCTCTATCAATCAATGAACCAACCTCTATTCGTTCCTCCCAACAGTATTCAAGAGTTTCTAATACAAACTGATTTACACCCCAAGCTGTCTGACTCGCCAGAGTTAACGCTTTCAGACTTGTTGTTAAGTCTTCTCCTCGTAGTGTGTTTAGGTAGTCTTGATTAGAACTCTTGATTGCTTTTGTTTTTAGTCTGTCTGTAAAGTAACCACCGCTATCTATTGAAGTCCACTCTCTTGGTACATCAAGACAAGGTAGGTAGATAGGAAAGGCCGCAATCCTATTTGATCTACCCTGTCTTATATATTTCATAAACCTTTCAGTAAAGACTACATAGTTTGTTGTACCTTTACCTACCTTTTTGTTTATAAGGTTGACCATATTTATTTTTATCATTATCAACTCGATCAACTTCAGCCCAACACTAAGTTTATTACCCCTTGTCCAAGTCTTAAAGTCATGGCCTTTACTGTTCATGTGATAGACCATAAGGTTTCTTTTGTAGCCTTCGTTTTTGGTATCTCTGGTATGTTTCTTTATGTTCTTAAAATGTTTAGGGTCTAGCTCTTCAAACTTAGTAAACCTAAGTTCGTCTTCTAGCATCTGCCCTATCTTGAGTGCAGTAGATACAGTTGTCTTTAACTGCGAAGCATTATCTAGTAATACTTTGAAAGCAATAAAGGCAACTACATCTACGTCTGGAAACTGAGAAAGAAACAAAGCAGAGACAGCTTTGACTCCTACCTTACCGCTAAGACTTTCATCTATATGATCTTGTATTGCTTTGCTTAACTTCTGAAGTCCTGACTCTATGATGTTGCGAGCATAATAGTTCTCGGACTCCCTGCCCTTTTCTATGTTTTTGTTTTGTTTACTGATCTTGTTATAGGCTGAGATGCTTGAGATACTAGCTTCAAGTTCTAACTGTTTTTTACTAGGCTCATTCATGTCTTATCTTTTCAATAAGATTTTCCATTTCTTCAATTTTTAATTCAACAGTAACAACACTTATATTGATTCCATTTTGTATAAATGGTTCTTTATCTTGTTTAGTTTTTTCAAGTTGTTTTTTTCTGTACTTAAGTTCTTCTTTGCAAGCATGAAGTAAAAAACATTTTTCAAATTTATTTAAATGCATTAGTTCAACACCTCCACTACAGAGTGCAAAGCCTTTGGTGCTAAGTGTGCATAGATCATGGTGTTCTCTATGTCCTCATGCCCTAGCCAATCCTTGACCAGTAGTATCGGTACTCCTCTTTGTACTAGCCTTGATGCACAGGTATGTCGGCATAGGTGCAAGGTATAAAACTTCTTATCGGCATAACCTAGACTCTCTCTTGCAGCTTGCCAAAATCCGTTCATTCTTGAATAGTTCAGACTAAATAATTTATCAAACTCTTTACAGTTGTCATAGTATTTTTTAATTATTAATCTAACTCTATCTGTCATGGGTACAGCTACAGCTTGATCGTTCTTTCTATCGTTGAAGTTGATTTGATTATTGTCAAAGTCAACAAATCTTTTTTCTAATCCTAGTAACTCATTGACCCTGCAACCTAAATCAATCAAGCAAATAATAATATCCCTTGCTTCTAATTTTTCTTTAATAACTTGTAAGTTGTTAGTAGCAATCTTCATTAGTTTATTTGAAAGTTTTTTAGATACATTTTCAAATTCAGTAAAGTCTGGTTTGTAATCTTTACCTCGTTCAAGCCAAGCCAACAATTCTTTTTCCATATCGTCAGTTAAATAATGAACCTTACTGTTCTTTGTTGGTCTACGTTTTGGAAACTTAATCATCTCAATAAATCCGTCTTCTTCCATCTCTTGAAGTACAACTTTTAAGTAGCCCATCTTTCTATTAACAACAGCATTACTATTTTTGTAGGGTTTTTCTTTAAGAATATCCATCATCTTGTTAACCATAGGTCTAGTAATTTTATTTACTGGTAGGTCTCCAAGTGCTTTGATGTTATGAGTCATAGCTATAACAAAGTTGTCGATAGATTTACTATCGCTGTATCTTCTTCTGCAAACAACTCTAGTTGCTTCAGAAAGTGTTGGCATTTTAGTTTTCATGGTGGTTCTTAGTTAGGTGTTAGGTCGTCTATCATTTCAAGATAGCCCTGTTTACCAAAGGCGATAAGATCAGGGATTGTATATTCTCTTGTGGTAAATCTATGTCCACAAGAAAGACACACCCTACGTCTATAGACATAAGGTGTGATGCTTTTGTTTCGGAAGCCTTTAGTTTGTTCAGCTTTTCTATAAATAGTTTCACGAACTTTGATGTCTAGGCTTTCGCATTTAGTACACTTCATTGTTCTTCCTTTGGTGGCTCGAACCACTTATCAAGTTTCTTTTTAATCTTGCGTAAGTTTTCCATAGTCTCAGGACTTGCTCTGCGACCATGTTCGTCTTCTCTTAAAACATCTTCGATCTCAATAAATTCAGTAAAGAATTTAACGATAGTTGATGATTGCATATAAGGTAAATTACATTCATCATCTGCATCATCTGTAAATGTAAGAAAGCCAATAGACTTATCTTCAAGATGTCCAGTTTCTAGAGGATTAAACTCTATTTTTTCCCAATGTCCGCTTGGATAAATGTGATGTGTGTGATTGGTTTTCATAGGTCTTGCTCCCAAAATTTGATAAGTTTTTTTAGTTCAGCTATCCGCTTCTTTGCGTTGGCTGTCTTCTCAGCTTTTCGTATGCTGATTTGTTTCAGCATGGCTTGAGTTTCTTCGTTGATCTCTTCCATAAAGTTCATACCTCCTCGTTTCGATAACTTGGATATTTAACAATTAAATTATTTGTTTTATATGTCATAGTCTCGATTGGATGACCTATAAAATCTTCTATTTGATTTATTAAATCATTTTCATCTTTGGCTTTCCATCTAGTACCTTTACATCTTTGATTTAAGACGTACTCTTCTTGTTGTGATAGTTGCCATTGTGGATCTCCATCTCCAATTTCACAGAGGTAAAGATCAATGTCAGTAACGTGGTATTTATTCATCTTCTTCCTCCTCTTCATAATCTTCCTCCACTAAAAATTTAACTTCAAATAATCCTTCTTCATCTTTACCGTATATGGTATCAAGTTTATGCTCTTCGATAAAGTCAGTTACTAATTTTTCTACCTTGGATCGTGGGTAGATTTTGTATTCAGTAGTTTTCATTGTGGTTCCTCCGTTTTAATTTGGTTGATTGTTTTAATGATCTCTTTTTTAAAGAGTTCAATAGACTCATTCATTGAAAGGTTGCCACCTTTATCATGTGGCAGGTTTATTGAATAAGATGTATCGGTAAGTCTTGCGGCCTTTGTGAGTATCTCATCAAGTTCTGCAAGTGTTTGCCATTGTGATCTAGACATGAGTTTTAAAAGCGTTGTTTGTTACATTTTCAGCTAACTTGTCAAGAAAAGTGTCACCTTCATCAAAGCTACCCATGTATGCACATACATGGTCATAACCTTGTGCTTGTTTCTCAACGTAAGAAAGAGAATCAAATCCTTCTGTCTTTTCAAGCTCTTCATTTTTAGCTAATTGTTTTTTCTCTTCTTTGGTGTAATCGTCAGGGTTTTTCTTTACAGCGATACAAGTTTCACTATAAAAAAACTTAATGCCTTCACCAAGAAGTAAGTAACAAAGATCTTCTAAACGTCTTTTGTCTGCTGTTGCAATCCTACATAACAAATCATATTGATCGTCAGGTAGTTTAATTTGAATTGTTTTAGTCATTGTGGTTCAAAGGTTTGTTAGTGTTTGATAGTTTAATTTAAGCATGATTAATAAAGTTCTTAAGAAAGATATACAAAAGAATTACTAAGCATACCCAAACAATTAAGGTAGTCATTCTTCATCTTCTCCTGATTCAATATCAGCTAGTGAAGAATCTTGTATTAATGCAAGCGTGTCATTAATTGCATCTTCAAATTCTTCAGAGTGGCCTATGTCTAACCCTATGTTGGTTAAGGCATCAAAGTATTCGTAAATAGTCAAGGTTTGTGGCTCCTGTAGTTTGGTTAATGGTATTTGGCATACCTGTATATAAGTATGCCAAAGGATAAAAGAAAAGTCAACCGCCAAAAGGTAAGTTTATTAGGGTTGACTTTGGTGAAAGGTTTATGAGCCTTTCAAGGAAGGCATTGAAGCCCTCCTAGAAAGATTCTAATTATCAGGTTCTAAAAATACATAGGTGCAATAATCTCCACCTAGTAAATTAGGGAGGTATGATATACCCCATTTAAAGTTGATGTCTTGTAATACATCTACACAATTAGTTAAGTTTAATTGCTTTAATGTTTCATCAATCAATTTTTCTTCATCTTCCTCTAATCCTGAAGCATCACCATTAGCTATGTATGAAGCCCAATAAATAGGAAGTTCTTGTTTAATTTCTTGCATAATTTAGTGGTTCTAAGGTTTAAATTTGAAAGGTTTGTGAGCCTTTCAAGGTAGGCTTATCAGCCCACCTAGAAAGAATCTTTATTCCTCGTCTAGCTCTGGCAACTCGTCTGATCTGTTAATGTTCTCAGCTACTTGCTGAAACCACTCTTGATCTTCTGAGTGCATATCTTTATATTCTTCTAATAGCTCGTCAAATGAGCCTTCCTTGCCCTCGTAAGGTGAAGTATAGAAAGAATATAATTCAAGTTGGTCTTGGTCGTTTGTTTCGCACATTGCAACCTGATATTCAGAGTTAGTAAGGAATACATAACCAGAGTTCATATTGAAAGCAACTTTTACTCCATTGTTTTCAAAGTCAATAGGTAATCCGTTTGTCTTCCAAGCTTCAAAGAGGTCTTGAGCTTCTCTCTGTTCTCTGTAACCAAAGTCAGCTAAGTCTTCGGTATAAGTTTTGTAAGTCATGTTGGTTCGGTTTGTTTGGTTTGTTTAGAAATTGATGTCTTGTGGTTTGTCTTGTATTAACTCAAAGTTAAAGCCAAGGACTTTAAGTGAATTAATATTGTTTTGAGTTAATGTGCTGTTGCCTGTTAAAGATTGCAAAGCACCTCGTTGTTTGTCATCAATTACATCAACATATGTTTGTCCATAAGCTGATCTAGTAGATACTTTAATTGTTGTTGTCATGTGGTTCCTGGTTTGATTGAATCGGTTTGAATCCGATATTGATATCATTACATGTACTGTTG